AAAGACAAAGTTATTGATGTTCAAATGAAGCGTAAGCGTAATGGATCCCTTGGGGGATCAGGCATTAGGAACTACAGTAATGGATGGGTATATGCAAGGGCAGAAATAGCTCCGTCCGAAGAGCTACTACTATCATCAATCGCTGCCGTTAAATTATTGGGCCTTGATTTCGGTGCCGTTGACATCGGGCACAGACTAATCGATAACAAATTCTTTGTGTTCGAAGTTAATACTGCACCAGGTTTAGAAGGAACTACTCTTGACAAATATCAAAAAGCAATATACAATTACTATAGGAGTATTTAAATGACTACCGTTTTTTGGATAGGCAATCAAGAATTTGAAATGCGTATTGACAAACGTAAACAAAAATGGGTATTATTTAACTACACTTTACAAACTATAGTACAAAAGGGTAGTATAAAATGCGATGCCAAGCCTGTAATAAAGCATTAAATGATTTTGAATCTACTAGAAAATCAATAACAACTGGTGAGTATGTAGACTTATGTAATCATTGCTTTCATGATGTAGAAAATGATATAGAAACGGTAGTACGTGAAGACTTACGTGATGAATGTGATGATGATGTTCTAGAGTTAGATGACTTAGAAGGAGACATATTTAATGTCGAATAGAAATAATATTACTGGTGATAAAATTATTAATAAAAAACTATCTAAAGAAGGTGAAGATAATTGGGATTTAATATTTCCTAAAAAGAAAAAAGAAACTTTACCTGAATATGAACTTAATAAATCTACTGGTGAAGTACAAAAAGTTAACGACATATGATTGCAGAGCCCTTGTTAGGGCGTCTGCTATCTATGGAGTGTAATTACTTATTCATTACATACATTGTAACTTCGAAACCGAAACGCATTTCAGTAGCTGCTGGTTTTGTCCACATAGTAATCTCCTAAAAGTTGCATACAAATTTTTAGTATGTAGTAATATTATACTCCTATTTTGTACATTTGTAATGATCTAATCCCTTAAAAAATACTAAGGATAATCTGTATATGAATTACTTTGAAATTCCTAACAAATCTGTTATAGCTCATGATGCTTTAGACTGGGCATTCTCTAGCTCATCTGAATGGTTTGAATACTATAACTTTAAAGCTAAAGTATTACCTATGGGACTAGTAACTAAAGATCCATTCTTTGAATGGTTAAATAAACATTATGAATTTGTGCCTGGCGTTTTAAGAATAGATCCATATACATGTTACGATTGGCATACTGATACTCGACGTGGAGTAGGTATCAATATGTTACTCACAGATAACAGTAAAAGTTATTGTGCATTTAAAATGGAGCAAGATAAATTAGTATTTAAAATCAATGAACTAAAGTATAAACCTAATACATATTATGTATTTAATACTCAGGTTCCTCATACAGTTTATAACTTTGAAACTACACGTTACTTGTTTAGTTTAGACTTTGCTAAACCTAAGGATGAATTAAGTTTTCATTCATTAGTTAAACATATTCAAAATGAATGGAAACCAGATGGCATTTATCCAACACACCAATTGTCCTAAATGTGGCAGTCGTGATAATCTAGCAGAATATACTGATGGATTCTATTGCTTTGGTTGTGGATATAAAAAACAAAAGAATGATCTAAATAGTATACGAAGCAGATTGTCAGAGCATCAGCCAGATGCGATGCTATCTGATGAGTTAGTATTAGATTATGACATACCATTAAAACCAATGCAATGGTTATTGCAATATAATATTACAAAAGACGATGTAAAGTTATATCAAATAGGTTGGGAACCTAGAAAACAAATGCTAGTGCTACTCAATACACCTGAGTATCATCAAGCTAGAAACTTTAGTGGATATGGTCCTAAATATATAGCTAAAGGTAAAAAGCCATTGATATTTTATAACATTAGTGATACACTTGTATGTGTAGAAGATGTAATATCTGCTATAAAAATTGCTAAATCAAATAAAAATGTTTGTGTAATACCCTTGTTAGGTTCTATTATACCCCTAGAACTTACAGAAACTATCCTTAAACGCTTTAATAAAGTTTTTGTATGGTTGGATAGGGATAAAGCAATTGAAGCTGTTAAACAGGCTAGAAATTTAAAACAAAAGGGTATTGATTCGGATGTAATAATTACACCCAAAGATCCTAAAGAATATTCAACAGGAGAAATCAACGAATGGTTGAGAAACAAATAGCTAAACTATTTTGTACAGACAAAAGTCTCTTTACAAAATATTATAAATATGTTAACATAAATTATATTAAAATTAATTATAATGATTTATATAAATTATTTAATATTATAGATTTATATTATAATAAATATATAGATAATAATATAATTACTATTAATGAATTAGATATATTTTATAATAGTAATTATTTATTAAAAGATAATGAAAGAAAAGAACTAATAACACTGTTAGATGATGTCTATAATCAAGACACATCTAATCCTGAAATAATCATTGGCCTGTTAGAAGAACATCGAAGACGTTCTCTTGCAGGTCAAGTTGCTTTAATGGCTTTAGATGTAGAAGCTGGTAAGAAATCTACAGCAGAGCTGCTAGAATTATTTAATAACTTTGAACACCAGGAGGTAGAAGCTGATGAAATTACTCCAGTTGATATGGACTTGGATAACTTGTACAATTCACAGGTTGCCACTCCAGGTTTACGGTGGCGTTGTAGATGGCTTAACAAATCTCTTGGTAGTCTTCGCAAGGGTGACTTTGGCTTTATCTTTGCTAGGCCTGAGACTGGTAAGACTACATTCCTTGCGTCTGAAATTACTCACATGGTCAGTCAAACTGATGGGGACGTCTTATGGTTTAACAACGAAGAGCAAGGAAATAAAGTTGGTATTAGGGTTTACCAAGCTGCCCTTGGTCTTACTACGAAAGAGTTATTTACTAACAAAACAAAGAACAAAGAAGATTATAGAGCCTTAACAGGTAATAGAATTAAAATTCTAGATTTTGAAGATTCAAGTAGTAAACATAAAATTGAAGGTGTACTTAAACAATATAACCCTGCGTTAATTATCTTCGACCAGATAGATAAAATTCGTGGATTCAAAGGAGATCGTAATGACTTGGAACTTAAACAAATTTATCAATGGGCTAGGGAAATATCTAAAACGTACGCTCCCGTCATCGCGGTGTCACAAGCAAGTGGCGAAGCGGAAGGGAAATTATTTCTAACCATGGATATGGTTGATGGATCTAAGACAGCTAAACAAGGTGAAGCTGATTGGATTCTAGGGATTGGTAAAGAACAAGACAACACATCCCGCACTAGATACTTTAACATCAGTAAAAATAAACTTATTGGTGATGAAGATACTATGCCTGATCTTAGGCATGGTTCAACACAGGTTCTAATCAAACCTGAAATCGCTCGTTATGAGGACTTATAAAAGGAGAAAGAATGTTAGTTATTAATGCAACAGCAACAGATGTATTGAATGTAAACCCACAATTGTCACCATTTGAAGTAGAAGATATCTTGACACTAGGTAATCCTAATGATACAATTGAAGAAACAATTCAGAAATTAAGTGGTTGTGGAGGCGAATGCGGAGCTTAATCTTAGACGTAGAAACAACAATCAGTAGCAAGGGTAACCCATTTGACGAGTCTAATAAACTTTGTTATGTTGGGTTATCCAATACTGACAAAACTCAATGCTATGCTATTGAGTATGACGATGAACCCTATCGACATAAACTAGAGGAGATCCAAAAAGAAATTGATCAAGCTGAGATATTGGTTGGCTTTAACATTAAGTTTGATTTGCATTGGCTTCGCAAGTATGGAATTAACTTTGTGGGTAAGCGTGTTTGGGATTGTCAGTTGGTACATTTTGTATTGCGTGGACAACAAGATTCCTATCCAAGTCTTAATGGTGTCTCTGAGTACTATAATTTGGGTAGCAAGCTTGATGTTGTTGCTACAGAATATTGGGGCAACAAGATAGACACACCTAATATTCCAAAAGAGATCCTTGAGGAATATCTAATTGGTGATTTGCATTTAACGCAAAAAGTATTTGATAAACAGATGCAAGAATTTGCGTCATGCACAAAACCTATGCAACGACTAATCAGTTTACATAACCAAGACTTATTGGTCTTAGAAGAAATGGAATACAATGGACTTTTATTTGATGAAACAAAAGCTAATACTCTTGCAAAAGAATTGGAACAACAGATTAAAGATCTCGATAATGCCTTGGTTCCCTATCATAATCTTCCTGAGTTTAATCCTTCCAGTAATGAGCAACTATCTTGTTTACTGTATGGAGGTACTATAAAAGTAAAACGTAGAGAAGTTATTGGCCTGTTTAAAACAGGAGATCGCAAAGGACAGGTAAAAGAAAAATGGGTAGAACATCTAATAAACTTTGATAAACGTATTAATCCATTAAAAGGATCTGAATTAGATAAAGAAGGATTGTTCTCAACTGATGAGTCAACTCTTAAAAGTTTACGAGGAACTAAAGAAGCTAAAGAACTAGTTAAATTAATACTAGAACGTGCAACTTTAGAGAAACGATTAACAACTTACTATAGAGGACTGGTTGAACTTAGAACATCTATGAACTGGCCTGTAGATAAATTACATGGTCAACTCAATCAATGTGTAGCAAGAACAGGTAGACTGTCATCAAGTAAACCTAATCTGCAAAACTTTGATGGAGAAATTAAACAACTATTTGGGAGTAGGTATGCTGTTACAAGCTGACGCTAAAGCTTTGGAATGGGTTTGTGCTGCTTACTTAAGTCAAGATTCAGTAGCAATCAAGGAGATATTGAATAATGTTGATCAACATAGCGATAACCAAGCAAGGTTTGGATTACCAAGTAGACTGGTCGCAAAGACCTTTGTCTTCAGACTTATCTATGGAGGCTCCGCCTGGAGTTATGCAAGAGATCCCAATTTTAAAGAAATTGGTGGAGAAAAGTTTTGGCAAGGAGTTATTGATCAGTTCTATACAAAATATGTACGACTTGGAGAGTGGCATACTGACATTGTCAATGACGCTAAAAGAGATAGAAAACTCACAATGCCAACAGGACGTATCTATTACTACGAACCTGATCTTAGAGGAGGACAAGTTAAATGGCCTAGAACAAAGATATTAAATTACCCTGTGCAAGGATTAGGTGCAGACCTAATGGCTATTGCAAGAGTATCTTTGAGTAATAGACTTAAGGGTATGAAAAATGTTAAACTAATCAATACTGTACATGATTCAATTATTGTTGACTTTGATGAAAAAGTATGCGATAATACTAGTATGGTAAAGATTGTTGATAAGTGTTTTACGGATATTCCAGCAAACTTTAAAAGATTGTTTGGAGTAGATTTTAATCTTCCCATGAGGGTCGAGTGTCAAGTAGGACCTAACTGGGGCAATATGGAGATAGTAAATGTTAATTAATATTATAGATGTTGGTGCACCAAATACTCATGCTGCAAAAAATGGCAGATCTTATCAATCAATTGAAGTAACTTACAAAGATGATCAAGGTCAAGTAAAAAATAAAAAGTTAATGTCTTTTAGTAATCCTAGTGTGTTCAATCACATTAAAGATTTAACTAAGGGTGATCAAATTAATCTACGAACTGAAAAAGATGCTGCTGGTTATTGGCAGTGGATTGGTATTGAAGGAGATAAAACTGTGGCAACTGAAACTAAAACAACACCACAAGCTGGTGGTCGTGTAACTGGTAGCAACTATGAAACTAAAGAAGAACGTGCAGCACGTCAAGTGTTAATCGTTCGTCAATCATCTTTATCTAGTGCTGTAGAATTACTAGGGCCAGGTAAATCAGTAGAAGAAGTTTTAGCAGTAGCTAAACAATTCGAAGATTATGTCTTTGCTAAATCAACAGGCATTGATGGAATTAATGAAATGGAAGATGACTTTCCTCTATAATGAAAGCTCTTATTGATGCTGATATTGTAGCGTATAGGGTTGCTTGTACGCTTCAGGAAGACGATGCTGAAGACTTTGTGTATGCTAGGGCAGAAGATCTAGTAGATCAAATCTTAGTTAATACTGAGGCAACTGAGTATCGTCTGTTCTTAACAGGTAAGAATAACTTTAGGTATTCAATATACCCTGAATATAAAGCTCACCGTCCTACAGAAAAACCATTCTGGCTTGAGAAGTGTAGACAATATCTTATTGCTACATTTAATGCAGAGGTAATTGATGGACAAGAAGCTGATGATGCTTTAGGTATTGCTCAAACACAGGATACAATCATATGTTCTATTGACAAAGACCTACTTATGATTCCTGGTCGGCACTATAACTTTGTTAAAGACGAGTTTCAAGAGGTTACCAATGATTCAGGTATGCGTCATTTTTATATGCAATGTTTAACTGGAGACCGCTCTGATAATATTAAAGGTATTGAAAAGATTGGTCCTAAGAAAGCAGAAAAGATTCTAGCAGGTTGTGTAACAGAACAAGAATTGTTTAATGCTGTTCGTGATGCGTATAGCAATGATGAAGAATTCTTAATGAATGGTCGAGTCCTATGGATTAGACGTAAAGAAAATGAAGACTGGAAGGATAGGTTTAATGCACTCGTTCAAGAGCAAACTCGAGGAACAAGTATGGAAAATCCTGAAGAGTAACTTTCCTTCAGTTAAATATGAGCCTGATAAGTTTAAATATATACAACCTGAAAAGGAACGAACGTATATCCCTGACTTTAGAACAGGACGTAGAAAGATTTACTTAGAAGCAAAAGGTAAACTTGATTTAGATACAAGACAGAAAATGGTGTGGTTTAAGGAATGTAATCCTGATACAACTATTATCTTTTTGTTTATGAATCCTGATAATAAAATTAATAAAAGAAGTAAAACAACTTATTGGATGTGGGCGGAAGCCAATGGTTTTAAGTGGTTAGACTATCGAAAGGACTGGTTAAGTGATTATAAACAATTGTGTACAAAACTCTGATGGATCTTTAGATTTTGATTTCCATGTTGATTCTAATGAAGCTTCATTCTTAATGGACTTGGCTATTAAAGAGTTGGTTAGACGTGGTGTTTTTAGTATTGCAACAGATGTGGCTCAACAAGAGTTAAATCTATTTAAAGAAGATGGAGGTATGGTATCATGAGTCAAGGAAATTCACCAGCATTCCCGTGTCAAGATAATAATAAACAAATCTATACTGGTATGAACCTACGTGATTACTTTGCACTAGAAGCATTAAATAGTTTATTACGTGTTAAGTCTTATGCAGATGTTAAAAAGTTTGCAGAACAATCTTATAGAATTGCAGATGCAATGCTTGATGAAAGACAGAACTATAAATGAATAAGCAAAACTACTGGGTAAAAATTCGTTATGAACAAGAGATACGAGTTCATGTACCTAGTGAACAGGTAGCTAGAGATCATGCAATGGAACAATTCATTGCAGGGTTACCTAGAGTTAGTGCAAAAGATTTAAGAATAATGTACATTGAAACTTCTGAGGATCGTAAATGAGTAAGATACTTTTATTAGATATTGAGACAAGCCCAAATACAGCACATGTCTGGGGCATTTGGCAACAAAACATTGCAATTAATCAATTGCTAGAATCCTCACAGATTCTTTGCTTTGCTGCTAAATGGTTAGGTGAAAAAGAAATTATATTTAAATCAATTAAAAGCGGTTCTTACAAAGCAATGCTTAAATCTATTTGGAAATTATTAGATGAAGCTGATGCTGTGGTTCATTACAATGGATCTCGATTTGATATTCCTTCTTTAAATAAAGCATTCTTACTTGAAGGTATGTTTCCTCCAAGCCCTGTAATAGAAATGGATTTACTTAAAGTAGCAAGAAAT